GTGGTATCATCATTCATGATGTTTAATTCATCAATACCTGTAGTAGCAGTATCGATGTCTTTAGTATATTTTAATACTTTAGCTAAATTTGTAGCAAAAGTTTTTGAACTTTTACTTGCTGAATCCAAAGCATCAGAAACACCAGTTAAACTATTTCCTAGTTTATCTGTAATCTCGGGAAGTTCATAACCCCTAGCTTTTGCCCACGCATTTGCCATGTTGGTTAATTGCATTACTATACCAATAACAGTAGGTAAAATCTTCTCTAATACAGGTAAGAAACCATTACCGATAGTACGGATTAAAATATCAAATTGGTCTTTGAGAACACGCAACATATTAGCTGGTTGACTTAGCGTACGAGCCATATCACCTTGAGCGTTAGTTGTCTGATTCATGATAGTAACATAACGTAACTGAATCTTTTCTTGTTCCGTCATAGCTTCGATACTTTTGGTAATACCTAAAGTACGAGCAGTTTCTTTCAAGTTATTTTCGGTAATAGCAATACCGATTGCACGCAACGGCTTAGCTTGTCCAACTAAACCAGCTTGCAATTTGTCCATAGCATCTTCAACTTTAATGTTATATAAAGATGCAATATCATAACCTAACTTAGTAAAGTTTTCAGATAAGATTAACGATTTATCACTGGATAATCCTAAGGATTCAGCTACTTGATAAAACAAACCTTGAGTTTTAATCAATGTAGATTCGTTAAGATATAACGAAGTAGCTAATTGATTTGTAAACTCTTTAGCTTTAAAGGTGTTTTCACCTAATGCAACCATGAATAAGTTTAAACCTTCGACATAATCCATTGATGCCTGTACAGCACCACTCATACTCTCGATGGCTCTTTTAGTTGCTAATATAATAAAGGCTACTTCTGAAATCTTACGAACCAATTTCCATAATGAAAATGATGCGTTACCAGTAGCTCTATATATGTCGTATACTTTCTTTAAAAATCCGTCAGTTGATTTAGCAGTAGTATTAAATGATTTACCGACAGCTCCTACACTATTTGTAATACCGTTAGTGCTAGTTGCCATATTCTTCTGAAATTTGCTCACAGCTTCGGTTGATTTACTCATAGCTGTTTTAGTAGAAGTAGCACTTTTACTTATTGATTCAAAAGCACTATTAACTCCAGTTGAACTCTTTTTTATTTCGTTAAATGTATTCGTTAATGATGATAAATCACTTTGAAAACTTTTAGTTTTAGCACTTACTGAATCAAAACTACTCGTTAATTTATTTAAACTAGTAACAAGATTATCTATTGCTTTAATAGATGGGTCAACTGATGCTACAATTTTAAACGAAATATCATTAATATCCATAATTCCTCCCTATATATAACAATAGACGATGCTTTCACACCGTCTACTTTTTAAATTTCTTATTTATATTTTTGCTTAATGCAAAAAATTGAGTATATTGTGCGTTCAATCTATCTTCATCACTACCCATTTTCTTAAAACTAAATGGTTGTTTAGGATAACCGTTTTTACCACTTGATTTAGAAAAAGCATTTGAAATAACTGATGCAAACGCTGTTTCACAATACACACCTATTAACCATGAATTATAATCGATATTTCGACTTTTTAATTCGCTAACACGTTCGGAAGCCTTAATATATGATAATAAATAAATAGGGTCTGAATCCCAAAATTCATTAGAAGGCATACCTATTGAAATAGCTAACGGATAAAGTTCTTGCTCAAAATAATCTGTAACTCTCAAATACTTAGGCGTATCTTTTTTATCAGATACACCTTTATTATCGGAGTCTAAAGTTTGAGTTTCTTCAGACCTGCTCCAGTGGGGTTTACGGCATCTTTTAACAACGTTACACAAGCTGTAACAACTGAATCATTATCGTACACACCCGAAATATCTGTCACAATATTATCCATATCCACAGGCTTAATTGAAGTTTGATTATGAACTAAGCCAGCATAAAGTAATGCATTGGTATATTCAATAAATGAAGTAGCAGTATCGCCAACGTGTGCGTTTGCAAACAATGACACCCCAAAATCTTTTTCACCTCTAATTAAATCTCTACGAGTATATTCAATAATATACTTTTTACCACTCAACCCTTCTAATTCTACTTGTTTACTCATTTAATTTCTCCTTAAACTATATCTTCCCAAAGTAACTCTGTACTTGGAATAATTGACAATGTACCAGTAAGCGGGGTATCTACATCAGCTGAACTATTATATACTTGAGATACTGTACCTTCAAAGTAACAACGTTTTGCTAATGGTGCTGGAAATTCTACACACCATTCTTGAGTGGCTGTTTTTTGAGCTGTCATAGCAGTTTCAACAGCTGTAAGAATTTCTTTAGTGAAATTGCAAGGGAAATCCAAATTTCCACCGTTATCGGTTAATCCAGCAATATATACTTTTTGAGTGTTACTCAAATCAGTAACATTGTGCGTACTAGGTGTTGAACCTAATGCTGGAATACCTGTTATGTTAGGCAAATACGTATATGTAGGTATTACTTCATCTACACGAGCTGTAGCATATCCTAGTTTAACACCAACTGTAATCTGTACCATATAATTCTCTCCTTAACGATACGTGATATCGTTATTTAAATCTAAAATTGTTTCATATCTAACTGTAATTCTACCAACTGATAAATCATTACCTTCTAATTGTGAAAATACAGTTACTCTTTTAAATCCGAATTGTGCAATCAATATAGTATCTATTTTACTAGCTATCTTCTCACACACACTTAACCCTGTACTCATTATACCACTAAACATGCTATCTGTTGAGTATATATCTAACTGATATGACACTTTCGAATGAGTTTCTTTATTATTCAACCATTTATATGAAGTATTATTTATTTCAGTAACAACAATACTAGGATAAGTAATTGTACTTTTATTATAACCATTTACTATTCGAGGGAAATCATAACTGTCGTATGTTTGAGCTTTTAACAAAGTTACTATATCATCGACTAAACTTTTCATTTAACATATCCCCCACCATATTCGGTAATAAATCTTCCAAACTCATCGAAGCCTTATATACAGGAGCTAAAGAATCCATACCTATAGAATGATATTCTATATCATCTTTTCGATAAACCCATCCTTCTTCGCCATGACCATTTACATCATATTCCCAACCAACTTCATTCAATACCGAAGTGGCTACATAAGGCAGAGTCAAACCTACAATACCTGTACCAAATTCAATATAAGCAACTTGACTCCCTACAAAGCTAACTCTACTAAAATCAACCATTGTCGTTACAGTCACATTACCGATATCATTTCCATCGATACTCGCAACATTAGGTAAATTAGCGTTAATTAAATCAGCACCTTTTTGGGCGAGAGCATCAGTTATTTCATGTTTATTTATCAAAACTAATGTTATCTTATCCAAATCACCGATAATAGATTCAATGCCTTCTTTGCCTAATGTTACTGTTTTCAAATTACACACCTCTCTAATATAACTGTAGTTGAATTAGGTGTATTTTTAACCCCTTTAACAATATAATCAGCATCTTTCGCTGTAGCAATTTCGTTTACATTATGTTCTTCAAATTTATTGTAGTCGACATCAACATAAAATTTGTCGCCTATTTGGAAATTGAAATCACCTCCTACCATGGTGGAAAAAATAAGTGTACCTTTCTTTATTTCACCGAGGACATCGCTTACCCATGAAGAAGTCACGGGCATAGGATTCATTAACATTTCAACAGGTTCACTGTAAACAGCTATCCCTTCATCAGTTAAAGTTCTTTTAGCATAATTAACTAATCTACTATTGATAAATAATGTTCTCAACTTAACCTTGCCTTCGGAACGATTTTATTGATTAATGAAATAGGATATTCACCTGTTTCATATGTTCTATTTAATCCATTCTCATCATGACTTGATTCACCTTCAGCACCACTTCTATTATACGAAACTAGTGCCATTGATACAGCTAGTCTTTTATAACGAGCTTCTATCACAGGTTCATCATCGGTAGGAACATAATCCCGAATACCATTGATAACTTCAACTGCACCATTTAAATAATCAGTGAGTAAAGCATCATTTGTTGATTCGTCACAACGTAATCTTAATTTTAAACTTGCAAGTAATTCATCCATTTTATTTCCAATGGAGTGACCGAAGTTAATCAGTCACTCCTTCATACTTAACGCACGTTCGTGATAAATGAAGCAATTGGAATATTTTTAGATTCGTAGCTCATTTCCCAGTTAGCACTTGTACCTAATTGAGCATCGGTAGGTGATTCCTTAGCAATGTTACTAGCTTTAAAACTGAAACCGTAAGGGTGAATCAATCTGCCCCATTTGTTAAAGAGCATTTCTACGCCACCAGTGGTAATAGGGTCATAGTCAACATAGTTAGGTGTTTTACGAGCGATAGGACAAGTAATGAATGCACCAGTACCCATAAGATAAGTATGATACTCAAGTTTACCAGTCGTAGCATTAAGAGTAACTGTCATAGTATCATCTTCGATAATAGGCAAACCAGCGAACTCATGAATGATAGGACTACCAGTCATTGCTTTATACTTAATCGTTACATCATTTGCCAAACCTTGTTTAGCCAAATCATTAGCGACTGAACTATGCATGAACCATACCTTAAACTCATCTTTATGGTCACCGAGGGCTTTTTGCATAGCATCCATAGCTACTTCAGTAGTTAATTTGTTACTAGTAGTTACGTCTGTATCAGCAGTAGTTACAGCAATATTAGTTACATGAGAACTGAACTCACTTACACCTTCAATGGCAGAAAGAATACTTAAAGCACTTGATTGGTTACATTTAGCTTGATATTTACCAATACTACGTGCAACATTTGCTAAGTCATTAGAGTGAGTAACTTCAATAGTGAAATCTTGTTCTTTCCACGCTTTCATTCTCAAATAACCCATGACACTCATTTTCTTACCACTAGTTGTAACAGGGGTGTTATCTGTTCCACCATCATCATTGAGTGCATCCCCAGCAAAAGCAGTGTAGTAAGGAATAGTCGTTACTGTACTCTTTTCATTGAGTGAACTAGCAATTTCTTTTGATGCTGGTCTGAATACTTGACTGTCAATCAATAAACTATTGATTGGGTCGGGTTCGTTTGTATATCCTGTAAATACTTCGGCATCAAAATTAAATCCACCGAATGTTCCTATCATTGCCATATAATTCTCCTATTAAATACGTGCTGAAGAAATATTTTTCATTTCAGCATTATACGTAGCTAAGTCACTCTTTTTTAAATCCAACCGTTCTTGGAATGTCATTTCTTTAAAAGATTTGGCAGTTTTAGTACTTCCTTGAGGTGTTGGCATATTATGTAACGTAGCTTTATTTTCTGTCTTCAATGCATTAGTTAATGCTTTCTTGAAGGCATCAGCTACCTTTTGAGTAGCACTCATTGTTTTTTCTTTATCTACTGTGGCTGTCACTTCAACTATATTAGCAATATCTTCGGCAGACATCCCAGCATCCCTCAAAACCTCTTTTGCTTCCAATTGGTTTGAATGGAGTGTAATCTCGTCAAGTCTTGCAGTTAATAATTCAGTAGCCGTCTGTGCACCTTTTTGAGAAGCTGTTTTACTAGCCTTTGTACGTTCTTGGTCAATTTTCTTATTAATCATTGTTTTCAGATTATCGGGAAGGTCATCCAATGTTTGTACATTATCAAAAGGTTTCTTTGTTTCCACAACTGGTTCTTCAACTGTTTCTACAATTGTTTCTTCTGTATTTTCCATATTATCTCCTTAGTCTGTTTAAATATCCCTACGTGAGTTATATTTAAATATCCTTATCTTTATTATACACTACTATTCTCAAAAATTAAGTCTATCTATCAACTTTAGTTTCATTTAATGGATTATTTTTTGTGTCATTAGGTGTTACAACCTCTTCGGGATGGTCTGCGTAGTACGCTTGTCCACGTTTAACTTTCTCATCGGGTTCAGTTGTTAAACCAACTAATTCCAATGCATCTACAGGGTCAAATATCTTAGTGTTATTCAATATAGCAAGAGCATTAGCTTTAACTAAAATCGAATCGGTAAGGTTTCTTGTAAACTTAATATCAATTTGACTACTTTTTAAATTAATATCATCAGTACCATTAATTTCGAGTATTTTAAGAATTAATTTTAAAGTAGCTCGTTCACTACGTCTAAAAGATGTTTCTTTAATCCTAGCAACTGATTCAAGTCTGTCAAAACCATCACGTAAAAATACAGCGTCGCCTGTATCACCACTATTACTTCCACTATCTACAGATGGCAAACCAACTAAAATTCTCATTTGGTCAATTAAGAAATTACGTAAATTTTCAACAGATTCAGCATCAGCCATTTGACTAATATACTTGATATCCGATGGGGCGTCTTTTAGAGAAGGAAAACTAATAATTTTATTACTAGTAAGTTCTTCATTAGTTACATCTTTTAAATCAACATTAATACCAACTAATAATGAATTAACAAAACCATCTAAATCATTTACACAATCACTACCTGTACGGTTGATAGCGTCAAGTAATGTCTTAACTATTTCCCAATCACCTAAACGCCATTTATTATTAGGATATTCAATAATAGGAATAATACCTAATGCATTTTTCCAACTACCTTTGAACTCTGTAGTATCTACACTTGCAAACACATAATCGTCTGTGACGTATTTATAAACCATATCTTTAGTGTATACAAGAAACACGTACTGTTGAGGTAAACCATCTACAATATCCATGGCATATCTTGTACACGCCATTACAGGTGGATTACCGATGTGTGTGGAATACACCACAAACGTATCTTGAGGAGGTAAAGTGACTAAACTAAAGGCTACTTCATCTTCTACACCATACACATCTGCAAATACACCTCTATACGCTGTACCACAGATAGAAGAATCAAACGCTAGGTTCAAATCATTAGAAAACTTCTCTTCCATCTCGGTTAAGTCATTTAATACAGATACTTGAGGAGCTACTTCTTCTTTACGATGTACATATCGAATTGGTTTACCGAATGTGTACCCTACGATAGCTTTACTAATCATCAATGCATTATTAAATATTACTTTATTATCAATATCGGGACGTACTACTTTGACATCATCTAAAATATCTTGTCTACCTACTGCATATTGATTGAGATAATTTATTTCTATAATATTTTGACATTGAGTAAGCCATAATCCGTGCAATACAGTAGGTATAGATTTTTCATCTAATATTGGGGCTTCACTGTTATGAACATCTATCATACTTTTAGGTAAATGGTCAGTATATAAAACTTTTCTTCCTGTTAAATTATTCATTTTTTCTCCTGTTTAATTCATCTTCAATAGAAGATATTTTACCTTCTAAAACAAACGTACGCTCGATTACCGAATTGTGCTTATTTACACTCTTGGTAAGGCTATCTAATTTCTCATATATTACAGCCATCTGTACATCATGTTGTCTTTTCGATGCCGATACTGTAGCTAAACCAGCTGTAATCCCACTTATCAATGCTACTGTTATTGATGTATAATCCATTATATACCTATGTCCTTACGGTCAATGAAATTAATCTTATTCATTTTACCAAATCTTAATAAAGTTGCCAATCCAGCACAACTATCGGGTGCATCATCGTGTTTGTTTTTTCCTGTTTGTGTATAACTACATAAATCGTTTAAATATTTATTGTACGAACTGTCCTTCTTTATTAACGAAGCGTCCTTAAAATAGAAATTTAAAATATCGGGAGAGTATTGAATAATTCTCGACATTTTACTCATATTAGTAGGTGCACGTTTTGTTGTTATATTACAATGATATCCTTGTCCTCTTACCATATCAGCAACATCTCTGCTGTAAAAATCACCACCATTATTAGCTTCAAATGTTCCCCTACGACATTTATTAGCTACAATTTTACCTGTAACAACAGGCTCGGTAGTCTTGTAATCCCCTTTCATATATACTAAATCTTCTATATAAACATCTTCACCATAAACATACCCGATAGGCATTGCCAACCAGTCTGCACCACCAAAGGCGACATCGACCCAAAAGAAAATATCATCGGGTTCATCTTGAGGTAAAGTAAGATATCTTTTAAGTTCGGGAAATAATAATCCTTCACGTTCGATAGGCTGTTGCTGGAAAATACACTTCCATGATACAGGGTCTAATGAACTCTCCATATCAGCGTAGTATGCATTATTAAAACCTACATTAAAATCATATATAAAATTAGAGTTCCCTTCGTCATCTAATGCTTTCATTTTTCTGAATTTTGCTCGAGGGTCGTTTTCGTATTTCGTTTCGATATGACCGATAGGGTCATGAATTGACCAACGAGTACCAATGACCAATAATTTACAGCCATCTTTCTTACGTTGGAATAAGTCAGAACTAACTTTGTTCCATAGTGTTTCCATTCGGACAGGATTCAATGCTTCCTCGATACCACTTACAAGGTCATCCAAATAAAGCAATTGTCTTGCTTCGGTTGCACCTGTTACAGAACCATCGATAGAACGGAATGTAAGTGATTTGTATCGACTCTTATTCTGTAAGTCTAATGTTAATTCTTTTGCACTTGTATCGGCAATGGTGGCGTACGGAAATATTTCAGTATAGGTATATTCAAAGTCACTAACGAATCCCTTACAACCTTCGTAGAATGATTTTACTAATGAACTTGAATAACCCGATGCTAATATCGGTTGTTCGGGATGACAGCCAGCTAACCAACACATGTAAAGTAGTCCTATGGTCGTCTTACCGACACGTGGGGGCATTGACAGCCCATAGACGTCCAATTTATCGTCAGCAAGGTCTTGTAAATCCTGTACAACAGGCTCAAGGATTCTTCTCCGAGGTTCATAGAACCTTTCTTTAGGTTCTCTGTTCCATTCCATGGCGACCAAAAAGTCTTCAAAGTATTTTCTTGCCCGAAATGTGTATGCGTTACGTAATACCGATACAGCTCGTTTTAAAGTCACCTTATTGGTAATGAGAGAAAGATTTTTTCTTGTAAGTAAATCAATTATTTCTTTAGCGTACTCGTATGAACGTGGGGCGTCGGAAACCCTCACTAACATGTCTAATTTATCCATTTTCATGTCAATAGGCATATCATACGTACGTAATTGTTCAAGTAGTATTTCTTCGTTTGTCAATCTATTTCTCCTTTAATTATTATAGCGTAACAATTGCGAAATGTTAACATAAGTGTTATAGTATGAGCACGTTTACTCCTTAATCTGCCTGTTTCACCACAGGTAGGTTTTTTTATGCTTTTTATTTGGACTTTATGTAGACTATGCTAAATATTTTTTTGGGGGTACTAAGACCCTTGACACGGCTGTTGAGTGATACTCAATAAAGGGGTTGCCACTAGCAACTATCGCATGTACAACTGTTTAAAATTAAACTGTTATAAATGATAACTGTTATAAAACATAACTGTTATAAATGATAACAATTTAAAATTGAACTGTTATAAAACATAACAATTTAAAATTAAACTATTGTATACACAATTGAATAATGGTTCATATGAATGAGTATTCAATTGAATAACGGTTCATATGAATAGATAATCAATTGAAT